GCCGCGGCCACCCGCCGCTTCCCGCTCGCGCTTCAACACGCCCACCTAGCCTTGATCGCCAAGGGCACACTCCCAAAGGCGACGCTGGCTTGGATGCTCGGGGTGTCCGAGAGCGCTCTCGAAGTCGACGAACCGGCGCACCCCGAGCCCATGTCGGCAGACGCGCTCGCCAGCGCTCTCGGCTTGTAGGCGGGCCACAGTGCCGTCCCTACTGGTCCTCCCGGACAACACGGTCCTGATCAACTTCGCGCTCATCAACCGGATGGACCTCCTCGCGAGGCTCGTGCGCAATGGCGCCTGGTGCGCCTCAGTCGCAGATGAGTGCGATCGGTCGGCAAAGCAACCCGGCCTCGACTCGATGGTGGCCGCGCACGAGATTTTCGGTGAACCGCTGCGGCCGGAGAATGGCCGTGAACATGTGATGACCCAGACTCTGCGCAGGCTTCTCGCCCGGCCGGGCGAGGATAGGCTTCGCCACCTCGGCGAGGCTGAGACGTTGGCGATCATGAGCTGTCGATCGCTGCGTGGCATCTTCGCAACCGACGACGGCGCCGTCCCGACTCTGGCCAAGCAACAGGGCATCCAGGTGGTGACCACGTCCGATCTTCTCCGTGCTGCGTGCCGGGGCCACATGGTTGACGCGGACACACTGTGGTCGCACTTCCAGACGCTGCGCCAATCGCGTCGCGCCATGCAGCCGGGTGTGTACGACCGAACCTCGTTTGACAAGTGGCTATCGCTCTGACGCATGCACCGCGCCACGAACGACCGGCTCAAGGCCGCGTACCCGGCAGCACCCGACCGACTGAGCCGGTCTGTTCGCGACACCGCCCACGATGCGTGACATCTCCGAACCCGACCGCTATGTTGGCCGCCGCATAGACCGAGATGACCTCGGTCGGCAATGCGGAAGGAGATCTCAGTGCCGCGGGTAAGCAACTACCACGGGCCGGCGAACGTGACCTTGCCGGACGGAACCACCGCCAAGCTGACGTGCCGATTCACGGCCGTCGAGCCCAACCACGCCCTCGGCGAACCGGGCCTCAACCGGTGGGGCGGCGTCATCCACGCCGATGCCGACCTCTCCGACCTCCTCGGCGAAGTCGCGGCCATCGAGATGCCAGATGGACGCACCGGTCAACTACTGATCACGTCCTATGCCGGCGACACGGCAGACGTGACTGGAAGCGGACCCGTCCCGTTCTAGCCGCAACCTCTACCAACCAGCCCGGAGCCGTCCCTCCGGGCTTTTCCATGCCGCGTCGAGGTCACCATGCGCTGGCACCCTCGAGGCGTGACCGACACCGGCCTGACCATCCCCGAGTGGAGCGGGCGCCGCGCTCAGCTGGCGCTCGCCCGCGTCCGGGCCGAAGGCCGCGCGAAGAACGAGCCGTGCGGCATCTGCCGCGAGCGGATCAACTACGACCTGGTCAAGCCCCACCCCATGGCCGTCACGGTGCAGCACGTCAAGTCCCGGGCCCGGTTCCCGGAGCTGACATGGGATCCGGGCAACTGGGTGCCCGCGCACTACCGGTGCAACGTCGGCGATCGAACCGAAGACGACGCTGTCCGCGCTGCGGCATCGATGGAGATCGGGGTGACGTCCCAGCCATGGTAGGGGTGGCACAAGATCCAGCGCCCGACCCCACGGACAGGGCGCCCGCCGGCCCAAAATCTCCCCCCCAACGACCTACCCGGGGGATCGATCCCCCAGGTTCGAAAACCGTTGCTACATAAGGGAATCGGCCGCATCGAGAAGTTTAGGACGGGTGATGGGACACATAGATGTTGTCGATGGGCTGACGGTGCCGGTGTGGGGTGGACGCAACGCTCGGGACGCGCTCGCGCGGGTCAAGTCCGAGGGCGCACGCACCAATGAGCCGTGCTTTCTGTGTCAACAGCGGATCGACTACGCGTTGGTGTACCCGCACCCGTACTCGTGCTCGGTGGAGCACGTCTTGCCGCGCGAGACCTTCCCGTTGAAAACGTGGGATCCGGCGAACTGGAAACCGGCGCACTTGGAGTGCAACGTCTCGCGTCGTAAGCGGCGCCCGGCGCCGCAGGAACTGCAGGACCTGGGCTTCGCGTCGCCGGAATGGTGAGGTAGACGTGGCTGCGAGGGGTGCGAACCGGAAGCCGGCGCCGCCGCCGGGTTCGTTACGCGCGGAGACGGACGCCGCGATCGCCGCGGCGGCGCACCTGCAGGACCGGCGGTTCGCCGGCGCGATCGCGGCGCTGCGCGCGCTGGCGGAGATCATCGACGCGGCGAAGGACGCGGGCGAGGACGCCTACGCGAAGGCGTCGTTCGGGGCGATCCCGAGCTACGTCAAGACCTGTGAGGCGCTGCTGTTGACTCCGGCGTCGGTGCAGGCGGGGCAGCGGGCCGGGAAGGGAGCCACGGGTGCCGGCGCAGGCCGAAAGATCGACCGGTTCACGTCCCGCGCCGACGCGCGAACGGTCGGGCCGGCCGCCACGTCGCGCTGACGCCGGGGGGCCACCGAACGCGTGGCCCACGCCGGCGGGGGTTGGGCGCCGCTACGTCCAGATGGTCCACGCCGAGGACAAGGCGACCCCGCAGACGGCGCACCTGTTCGGCTGCACTGAGCCGCGGATCTGCACGCCGCCGCTGCGGCCGCTGACGCCGGCGACGTCGCTGGGCTTCGACGTCATCGAGTTCGCGACCGAGATCCTGGGCCTGACGTTGCTGCCGTGGCAGCGCTCGTTCTTCATTCGGGCGCTGGAGTTGCTGCCGGACGGGTCGTTGCGGTTTCGAACCGTGGTGCTGTTGGTGGCCCGGCAGAACGGCAAGTCACTGCTGGCCCAGGTGCTGACCCTGTATCTGATGTGCGTGCACCGGTGGCCGTTGGTGCTTGGCACGGCGCAGGACTTGGAGACCAGCGAGGCGTTGTGGGAAGAGGTCGTCGAGATGTTCGACGACGATCCGGACACCGGCAACCCGGAGCTGGCGCCCCTGTTTCACAAGACGGTGCGCACCAACGGGAAGAAGGCGCTGCACCTGCTTGTCGGGCCGGAGGGCCGCAAGACCCGGTCGGTGTACAAGGTGAAGGCCGCCAACCGACGGGCCGGTCGAGGCCTGCGCGGCAATCTGATCCTGATGGACGAGCTGCGCGAGCAGCAGACCTGGGACGCGTGGGCCGCGATCACCCACACCACGCTCGCGCAGCTGCAGACGCTGATCCTGTGCCTGTCCAACGCGGGCGACATCACCTCGCGGGTGCTGCGCTATCTGCGGATCAAGGCGCACGAGTTGCTCGGCGACCCGGACGGCATCGTCGCCGCGTCGGTGGGCAACACCGGCGCGCCGACGCAGTTCGACGTCGACGGCATCGACCTGGGCACGCTGACCGCGAAGGACGAGGTCGACCAGCTGCTGCTCGTCGACGACATCGAGGCCGACCCGCTCACGGTTGAGGAGCTGACCGTGAACGCGACGACGGTCGGGTTCTTCGAATGGTCGGCGCCACCCGGGTGCAAGCTGCGCGACCGGGACGGGTGGCGGCACGCGAACCCGTCGATGGGCTACACGGACCTCACGGCCAGGGCGATCGCGTCGTCCAGCCACACCGAGCCCGAGCCGGTGTTCCGCACCGAAGTGCTGTGCCAGTGGCTGGACGGTGTGACGGCCGGCCCGTGGTCGCCGGGGTCGTGGGAGGCCACCGCGGTGACGCTGGTGGCTGGCCCGGACGGGGTGGAGGTCCTCGACGATTCGGACCGCATCGTCGGCCCCGTGGTGGCGGGTATCGCCTCGTCCGCCGACCGCGAGTTCAAATTCACGTTCATCGCGCTGGCTGGCCGCCGCGCCGATGGGCGGGCGCAGGTGGAGCTCGCGGTGGGCCGCTACGGCGACGACTGGGTCAGGCCGTGGCTGACCTCGCCCGACCGGAAGGGCCGTATCACCGCGGTGACCGGGCAGCTGAAGGGCTCGCCGGAGTCGACGCTGATCCGTTCGCTGGCCGGCGACCCGTCGTTCACCGCGCTCATCCCGGTGATGCCGCTGTCCGGGCAGGACCTGCTCGACGCGCACGCCCAGGCCTACGACGCGTTGCGCTTCGGCCAGGTCTGGCACCGGCCGCAGCCCATGCTCGACATCGCGGCCGCGACCGCGCTGCGCAAGCTGCTCGGCGCCGGCGCGTGGGTGCTGGACCGGGTCAAGTCGCCCGTGGACGTGGCCCCGCTTGCGGCGTTCGTCGCCGCGCTGTGGCTGCTGTCAACCCCGACCCCGGAGGCACCGCCTCCGCCTCCACCGCCGGTGGCAGTACGCCGTGACACTCTCGGCCTCGGTGAGCGTGGGGAGCAAACGGACTTGACCAGCGACCTCGCATCGTTGGGCTTCTAGGGAGGCGTGGGTTGTCGAGGCGGAGGCAGCAGGCGCGCCGGCGCCCCGTCCAGGCGCCGCACGTTGCGGCTTCGCGGCAACTCGCGGCCCGGACGGCGGCGCTGCCCGCATCGACGGTGGAGCGCGGCTATGCCGAAGACAACCTCACCGGCTGGCCGGACGACCACGAGCAGACGCCCGAGTTGCGGTGGCCCAACTCGGTCGAGATCTATGACCGCATGCGCCGCCAGGACGCCCAGGTCATGTCGGTGTTGCGGGCGGTGACGTTGCCGATTCGGCGCACACAGTGGTCGGTGGATCCGAACGGGGCCCGCGACGAGGTCGTGCAGTTCTGCGCCGACAACCTTGGACTGCCGGTCAAAGGCGCGAAGCCGAAAGCGCAACCGCGGCAGCGCGACCGTTTCCAGTGGGGCGAGCATCTGCGACTGTCGCTGTTGATGCTCACCTTTGGACACAGCGTCTTCGAGCAGGTGTACCGCGTCGACGCCGGCGGGATGGCCCGGATCCGCAAGCTGGGGTGGCGGCCGCCGCGCACGATCACCAAGTGGGAGGTTGCTTCGGACGGCGGCCTGATCGCGATCGAGCAATCAGGACTCGTTGGTGGGCCTGCCCGCATCGATATCGGGCGCTTGGTCGTGTACAGCAACGACCGTGAGGGCGGCGCGTGGATCGGGCAGAGCCTGTTGAGGCCTGCCTACAAGTTCTGGTTGTTGAAGGACCGGTTGCTGCGGGTGCAGGCGCAGACGGTGGATCGCAACGGCATGGGCGTGCCGGTCTACACGGCGTCGGCGACTCCGGCCACGGTCGCGGCGGCCGAGGCGCTCGAGCGCCAGACTAAGGAGATGGCGGCAGGTCTCGCGCTGGCGCGCGGCCTGCGCTCGGGCGACAGCGCCGGCGCCACCCTGCCCAACGGCGCCAAGATGGAGCTGCTCGGCGTCCAGGGCGCGCTCCCAGATGCCGAGAAGCCGATCCGCTACTACGACGAGCAAATCGCCCGGGCGGTCCTTGCCCACTTCCTCAACCTCGGCACCGAAACCGGCTCGTGGGCACTCGGCAGCACATTCGCCAACTTCTTTACGCAGTCGCTGCAGGCGGTGGCGCAGGACATCGCCGACGTGACCACCGCGCACGTCATCGAGGACCTGGTCGACGTCAACTGGGGCCCAAGCGAGCCCGCGCCAAGGCTCGCGTTCGCCGCCATGGGATCGCAGCGCGATGCCAACGCTCAGGCCCTCGCCCAGCTCGTGACCATGGGCGTTCTGACGGCGGACGACGCGCTCGAGCAGTACGTGCGCGACTCCTACGGGTTACCGCCGCGAGACCCTTCGACGACGCGCACCGCCAGCAGCGGGGTCCTGGAGGGAACGAACAATGCCAATCCCTAACGCGCGCCAGTGGTACATGCTGGAGATGGCGGCTACCCCCGAGTCGCGCCATTGGTACACGCTTGCCGCCGCCCCAGCCGCACCGCGCAGCGCCGACCTGCACCTGTACGGCGTCATCGGCGGCTGGTGGGGAGGAATCAGCGCCGACCGGCTCGTCCAAGAGCTGGCCAACCTCGACGTTGACGAGATCCGCATGCGGGTGCACTCGCCCGGCGGTGACGCGTTCGACGGCGTGGCCATCTACAACGCCCTGGTGCGGCACAAGGCCCGGGTCGTCGCCACAGTGGACGGGCTGGCCGCGTCCGCGGCATCGCTGATCCTCATGTCCGCCGACGACATCACCGTCGGCCAGGCGGCGCAGATCATGGTTCACGACCCGTGGTCGGCCGGCATCGGCAACCCGGCCGAGCTGCGCAAGGAGGCCGACAACCTGGACCGCACCGCCGACGGGTACGCGGCCGTCTACGCGAAGCGGTCTGGCAACGGAACCACGGCGGACTGGCGCGAGGTCATGGGCGAGGAGACCTGGTACAACGGCGCGGAAGCCGTCAACGCCGGCCTCGCCGACCACGCCGACGGCGAGGTGCCAGCCGCGGACGACACCGTCGACACTACTGGGACCGGACCGGAACCTGTCGTCGACGCCGAGGACGAGCTGGCCCGCGTCGTGCGCCGCGCGTTCCGCTACAGCGACCGGTCGGCGGCGCCGGCGCCGACGTTGCCGACCGCGTCAGCGCGTGCTGCCACAGTGGACCCGACCAAGCCGGTGACCCCGGCTGAGGCCGCGCGACGCATCCACGCCGCCAGCCTCAACAAGACTCCCGGCCAGCCGGCCGGGCAGGAAGGACCGAAGGAGGGAGCTGCCGAGATGCAGTTCACCGATGAGGAGCGGACCACCCTTCGTGGCCGGTACTCGCTCCCGGCGGATGCGGACGACGACGCCATCAAGGCAGCCCTGATGGCCGCGCCGGCCGCGACCCCGCCCAGCACCGAGCCGGCGGACCCGCCGGTCAAGGCCGGGACGCTGCCCCCGGGTATGCGCCTCATGTCCGACTCGGCGTGGCAGGCCCAGCAGGACGCCATCAAGCGCCTCGAGGCCCGCGACGCCAAGCGTGAGCGGGACGAGCGCGATGGCGTGCTCGCCCAGGCCGTCAAGGACGGGAAGTTCACGCCGGCGCAGCGCGACCACTTCGCCAAGCTGTGGGACGCCGACCCCGAGGGCACCCGTGCCCTGATTGGCAGCCTGCAGAAGAACACCGCGCTCGCCACCGCCGCCGTCGGCCACTCCGGCGACGTCGACAGCGACCAGGCCGCCGAGGACGCCGAGTTCGACGCGATGTTCCCGCCGCACATGCGGCTGGCAGGAAAGGGGGCCTAACCGATGGCCGACTACACCCCGCCCTTCCCGGGCGGAAACAAGCCGCGCACCTACACCGCGGGCGCGGCAATCACCGGCGGGCAGGTCGTGGTCGTGTCCGCGGCTGACACCGTCATCCCCGGCTCTGCTGCGTCGGCTGCTGCAGTCGGTGTCGCGGCGCACGACGCCGCCAACGGCGCGGCCGTCACGGTCTGGCCGCTCGCCGGCGTGACGCACGAGCTGATCGCCAGCGCCGCGATCGCCGTCGGCGACAACGTCACGACCGCGGCCACCGGCCAGGTCGCCACGGTGGCGCAGGCGGCCGGCACCACCATGTTCTCGCAGATCATCGGCGTCGCACTCACCGTGGCGTCCGCCGGCGGCCAGAAGATCCAGGTCCTCGGACGATAGGGAAGGAGCCAAGACAATGACGTACCCGTCGCAGCCCCCGACCCTGTCGGGCAACCTGCTGACCATCGACCGGATGCTCAACAGCCCGGCGTACATCCGCCGGCGCCTGCGCGACTTCACCGACCTCCGGTTCGTGTCCGACCAGATCCTCACCGGTCGGCTGCGTTCCTCCGGCGGCGCGGTGCTGTACGAGCAGTCCGAACCGCCCAAGACCGACCGGCCGGTGCGCGCCGTGGCGGCGATGTCGGAGTACCCGGTGGCCAACCTGGGCGCCGGCACGGCCGCGCTCGCCGCGGTCAGCAAGTGGGGCCAGAAGGTCGCGCTGTCCTTCGAGAAGGCCAAGCGGTCGCAGTACCCCGGTGAGGAAGTCAGCCGGGCCCTGCGCAAGGTCGTCACCACGGTCGTCGACCAGGTCGACTCCGTAGGCCTGTCCGCGGTCGCGTCGGCGGTGACGGCGACGTTCCCGATCACCACCGGGTGGAGCACGGCGACGCCGACCATCCTGCGCGACGTTCTTCGGGCCAGGGCGGTCATCACCGACCTCAAGCTCGGCTACAACCCGGACACCCTGCTCATGCGTGACACGGTCGCCGCGTACGTCATGTCCGACGACAAGGTGACCAACGCCCTGCAGCGGGAGACCCGGAACACGCCGATCTACTCGGGCGAGGTCGAAGTTCTCGCGGGCCTCGTGGTGCTTCGGTCTCCGTCGGCCCCGCCGGATCCGTACATCTTCGACTCCACCCAGGTCGGCGGCATGGCCGACGAGCAGGAGGTCGACCCCGGCTACACCGCCGCCGAGATGGCGATCCAGGTCAAGGCGTGGATCGACCCCGAGATCGACGGCTGGTGGATCCAGGGCCGCCGCGTCACCGTCCCGGCCGTGCAGGAGCCCGGCGGCGCCGTCCGACTCACCGGCCACGGCCTGTAAGGAGATCGAGCATCATGACATTCCGAGCAGACGGTACCTCTGTGGTCCGGGACGACGCCGACGGCATCACCTCCGGTGTGGCGCTGACGTTCGACCCGAACATGGCCAAGCGCATCGCCGAAGCCCTCAACGCTGCGTCAACCGGCACGGACCGGCAGGCTCGCCGCGACCCGCTCACCGGCAAGGCCGTCGAGCGGCTCGACGTGCACGACACGGCTCCACTGTCGTCCGTGCTGCCCAAGGGCCGCACGGTGCGCATCATCGGGCCGTACGCGACCGCCACGATGGACACCCCAGGCGGGCGGCAGATCCGCTCACTGACCGAGGGTGCGACCCTCCCGGCGGACGTGACCGCCGGGCAGGCCCGCCACCTCGTCGACGTCGGCCTTGCCGAGGTCGTCGACAACGGCGGCTCGCCGGTCGAGACCGAAGCGAAGGCGCCGAGGTCGGGCAGGTCAGCCAAGGACAAGACGCCCGCGACGCCCCCGGCACCGGGCACCGACCCGGGCGCCGCCGGCGAGAGCGACGGCGGCGGCGCCGAGTAGGAGCACAGGAGAGGGGGCGTCATGACCGGACCCGTTTCGACGGATTACGCGACCGTCGATGACGTAGCAGCCGCGTGGCGCCCCCTTTCCGACGCACAACGTACCCGGGCCAAGCATTGGCTGGAGGTCGCGTCCCGCCGGGTGCGTCGCCGCTGGCCCGACACCGACACCCGGATCGCCGCGTCCACACTGGACGTCAAAGACGTGCGCGACGTCGTCGTGGACCTGGTCCTCGAGGTCCTCGACGGGCCACCGGTGCGGGGTGCCCGGTCCTGGTCGGAGGGGTCGGGATCGGAGTCCCGCAGCGTGACCTTGGCCAGCGACAGCGGCACGGATCTGATCTGGCTGCCGTGGATGGTCGAGATCTTCGAGGGCCGCAACGTCGCCGCGCTGCCTGTCGGGTACTTCCCGCCGGCGGGCCGCTTCGAGCGCATGGGCTGGCAGTGGCCGGAGAGCTGCTGATGTGGCTGTCCGATCTGCACGCTGAGACCCTGACCGTCTGGCACACCCACACCGGCCCGGCCGACACCAATGGCGTGCCGGTCGAGGCGCGGGAGCCATACACCTGGGACGGCTGCCACGTCGGGCCCGGCGCCGGCACCGAAGACACCACCCGCGGCCGCCGCGTGACCCAAACCCTCGAGGTGTCCGGCCCACTCGCTGAGTGGCTCGCGTCGGGCGACCGCGTCGACTATCAGGGGAACGCCTGGCGCGTCGACGGTCCGCCGCGCCACTTCCGCACGGTGAACCCGCACACCGAAGCCACCCTCGTCGCGTGGAAGGGCATGTGATCGTGAGACACCGAACCACGGACCCCGCGTGTGCCTACCACCGGCCACCGACCGGTTGGCTGTCGCGCTGGCGGTTCAACCGCTCGCGTGGACGGTTCTGCCAGCGCTGCGACGCGATGCGGCGGCTGGTCAAGACCTTGCCCGCCGGCCCCGAGGCTGAGCGGATCGCCGCGTTGGTGCGTGAGCATGGCTGAGGCTTTCGAGGTGTCGACCGAGCTGCTCGAGCAGGCGATGCAGACCGCCGCCGTGCGCGGCGCGATCGAGGCCCGGGCCCGCCGCATCCTGCCCAGGGCGCAGCGCCT